AGATATTAATCGCCACTTCCGCCACCTGCAACTTAGTACGTATGAGGTGCAGAGGGAGGTCAAAGACCTTGAGAAGATTATATGTTCTGCACAAAGGTGTATAGATGAAAAAAGTGAAGGAAAATAAAATGAGCAGTAGTAATGAAAATAAAACTTATAAAGTAGCAGGGGTACACAGTGGAAAGAAAGGTGTAACAGTTTTGGAAGGAAACAAGAGAGTACTAGAGGAAGCTGAACAATCAGCTAAGTACCTCAGTGGAAAATATGCCTTAGCGAATAGTTTAGGCATTACTAATTTTGTTGCCTTCAATACTCATGCACTCACGATGCTACCACCATACAGTATTGACATGGAAGCAGAATGGAATTATGTAGTAGAACAAGAGGGGGATGACACCCCTTCAGTGGAAATTAATAGACAAGCAGAAGGAAGCATATAATGACACTACCACTTAACATGGTTACTAATGTATTATCAGAGAACCAAAACAAGTTTATCACAGTTAAATTCTTAACTAAGGATAACGAGGAGCGTACTTATACTGGACGTATGAATGTAATAAAAGGTCTTAAGGGCAACGAGAGAGGTCGTATAGCCGCTGAAGCACTACGTAAGGCAGGGTACATCACACTGAAGACTAAGCAAGGCTACAAGTGCTTTAATGTGGATCGTGTGCTAGGTTTTGTAGCAGGTGGTCGTCGTATATTTGGGTTAGGTAACGAGGTATAATAATGATTAAACGATGTAAAATGAACTGGGAAACAGAAGATCATACTTATGAATTTCATACAGGTGGAAGTGTACTTGAATCACTAGATTTTCTAGGTGATATGATTTACTCTTTAACTAAACTACGAAACCATATAGGAGAGAAAAACCTAAGTGATGAAATACCGCAGGTATATAAAGTGATAGGCGGTTGTGGTTATGCAGGTGTAAAAGCTAAGCATATACAATATAAAGATTGGAGAGCTTTACTATAATGCCTATACCCCCTTCGATGGAAATGGAGCTTATGGAGCTAGGCATACTTAAGAGTGATATAGAAGAACTTGAGAGTATAGCCGAGCAGACAGGCTTCTATGCACTAAGAGCCGAGACTATAGCTTGGCATAACACACTAATAATAGATGGAGAGGTAATGTTCTAATGACAAAGATAAAACTACATGGAGACTTTATGCTTACGAGTGACGTAGTGAAAAGACTTAATGATATTATATATGCTAAAGAACCTGTAAAGGAAGCTATAGAGTTTAAGAGAGATATTGTAGAGGAACACATACTAAAATGAGTTTAAGACAAGTATTTTATTGCCCAGACTGCTTAACTAAAGGTTACAAGAATAAACTTAAAGTAATTGATACAAGAGAATACCACGGAAGAGGATTTCCTAGTATAAAACGCTATAAGAAATGTTTGATTTGCGGTTTTAAGATTAACACTATCGAAATGGAGTTGAAGAATGAGTAAAGAGTATAAACCATATTACAGAACAGATAAGATGAAACAAGAAGAACTAAGAGCCGCTAAGTATCTAAGTATTTTATTTTTTACTATGATAGCATTTTCGTTCATAGGCTTTTCTTTCGTATTAGTTAAGGCAATGTTATATATGACTGGTCTATTCTTATGAACAACCAAGAAATACTAGATATGTGTAGAAGGTTAGCTAATAAGTATTACAACCATCAGGACTACGATGATATAGTTTCTGAAGGTGTAGTTCTATGCTTAAACATGAGAGCCGAGGGAATTAAAGAGCCATCTAAACTCTACTACAGCGCAAGGACTGCTATGTTTCAGTATGTAAACGTTAGTATGTCTAACTTTAGCTATCCTAAAGGCATGGCAGGTCGTGAAGCTGTGTTAGAAGACACAATAGAGTATGTAACGTCTGATGATGTTGATATACCTTCAGAAGATCTTTATGGATCGTATGAACTAAAAAACTCTATAGAGAATCTAAAGAAATTTCTAACAGAAAGAGAGTGGAAAGTATTTATGATTTTATACAATAATAATAACAACTTGACAGACACTGCTAATGTGTTGAACTTGTCAAAACAACGTGTAGAACAGATAAGAAACAAGATTCGTGACAAACTTGTAACAATTTGTGAACTTGACTTTTGAATATTTTAGGCATTATAGATAAATGTACTACTTAAGTATAAACATAAGTTTTACACTCACTAGTACAACTAACTAAAGAAAGAAACGTAAGTATGTCAGAAATAATACATAAACCTTGTCCTTTTGTTGCATGTGGCTCAAGTAATGCTTTTTCTTATAATACTGAAAAGAGAGTAGGTAAGTGTCATTCTTGTAATGGTAGTTATCCATCTAGAGAAGAAACATATGATTGGGCAGAAGACAGTTATCCTAAGAAAGAAAGAGACAGTATGAACGTAACAGAGTTTACACCTAAAAGAATAGAGAGTGTATCTAATGGTCGTCACCTACCCCACCGAGGGATTTTGCAGAGTACAATGCAAGACTTTAATGTACTTACATATGACGACAGACAAGAGTACGTATACCCCTCTGGGGGAATTAAGGTTCGTAACTTAGAAGAGAAGGCTTTCTATGCAAAGAATGGGTTCAAAGGTGATGAACTATTCGGTATGAACTTATTCCCTGCTGGTTGTAGTCGTATTGTAACAATAACAGAAGGTGAGTTAGACGCTCTATCAGCCGCACAGATGCTTGGTAAACAGTATACTAACCCTGTTGTGTCGTTACCTTCAGCTACACCATCTAAGAAGCTGTGGGAGAACTGTAAGGATTGGTTAGGTAGCTTTGAAAAGATTGTGTTGTCTGTAGACAATGATGATGCAGGTAATGCTTTAGCTGATCGTATGGCTAGGTTGTTCCCTAATAAAATATATCGTGTACAGCATGGTGATTTTAAAGATGCTAATGACTTCTTAAAAGCAGGTAAGGGTGCAGACTTTAAGAACCTATGGTGGAAGCCAGTTAAGCATACACCAGAGAACATACTTAACACTGCTGATGAATTTCTTAAGTTGTATGAAGATACACCTGAGCATGTCTACTACCCTACAGGAATACAAGCATTAGACGATAAGATACTAGGTCTTATGCAAGGTCACTTCACAGTGTTTAAAGCACCTACAGGCATAGGTAAGACTGAGCTTATGAGGTACATGGAATACAGTATGCTAAAGCAAGGTATACCTATTGCCGCATGGCATCTAGAAGAAACTAAGCTAAGGTCTCTACTTGGTCTTGTGTCGTATGAAGTAGGTGATAACCTAACGAGACGTGACTTGATTGACGAGAAGGATGCAGACAGTCTTGTACGTGAAGCTATCGGTAACTTAACTAAAGATGAAAACTTTTATCAGTTCTACTTAGGTGATGGTCAAGGTACAGACGAACTAATAGATCAGATAAGATTCTTTAGTCAGGCTTGTGACTGTAAGTTTGTTTTCTTTGAGCCTATACAAGACGTAGTTGTAGGTACATCAGAAGAAAGTAAAGAGGCTATGTTAGCTGACTTATCTATACGACTATCTAAGTTAGCCGCAGAGCTTAACGTAGGTATTGTAACGATTGCTCACACTAATGAGAATGGCGATCCTAAGTACTGTAAGATGATTGGTCAACGTGCGTCTGTAATCATAGACCTACACAGAGATAAAGAAGCTGACAGTTTAGAAGAACGTAACACGACTTACCTAAAGGTCGAGAAGAACAGACCTTGTTCAGAAGAAGGGCAAGCAGGCAAGTTAGCATTTAACTTAGATACATTTATGTTAAGGGAGATATTATAATGGTTAAAGCAAGAGAGTGGAGTAGAGAAGAAAAACAGTGGATTACAGACAACTTATCTTATGTACCTGAGACTGGTGATCTTATTTGGAAAGGGTGTGCAAGTAGTGTTAATAATAAAATAAGAGCCGCAGGTAGTGTGGCAGGTACACTTAGTAATGGATACTTAAATATTGCAAATTATTCTGTTAAAGGTGATAGGCATAATTATAGAGCGCACAGAATTGTTTGGTTTCTTAACTACGGAGAAGTACCTAGTATGCTAGATCACATAAACGGAAACAGGGTAGATAACAGGATAGAAAACTTGAGGCCTACTACAAACGCACTTAACTTAAAAAATCAAAAGCCAAGGAAGGGGTCAGCTTCAAAATATAAAGGTGTTTATATAAATAATTTTGGAGTATATAGAGCTATGACATCTGTAAATGGTAAACAGTTTTACATAGGAGTGAGTAAAACTGAGAAAGAAGCCGCAGTGCTATATGATAAGTGGTTAGAAGAAAACCTAACCCCTCTTGAAAGGGAGTACGCAAAAACAAACAAAGAGTTAGGATTACTGTAATGCCAGTATTTGATATAGAAACAGATGGGTTCAACCCCACAAAAATACACGTTGTGTCTTGGAAAGACGACGATGGTTATTTACACTCTACACGTAATTATGAGTTAATGCGTGAGTTCTTTCTTAACGCTGACACACTTATAGGTCACAACATAGTAAGATATGATATCCCTGTAGTAGAAAGGATTCTAGATATAAAGGTAGACGCTAGGATTATAGATACACTACCTCTAGCTTGGTACATAAACCACCACTTACAGAAGCATGGATTAGCACAGTATGGTGAGATGTATGGTGTATCTAAACCTAAGATTGATGATTGGAAGAACTTAAGTCCTGAAGAATACCAATACAGGTGTGAGGAAGATGTTAGGATCAACGTAAGATTATGGAGAGACTTAGACAGGAAGCTAAGTAAACTATACCCCCTCAGTGGAAATAAGGATGCATTTGTTGACTACATGACATTCAAGATGGAGTGTGCCAGAGAGCAAGAGACCCTCCAGTGGAAATTGGACGTAGATAAAGCAGAAGGTCACTTAAAAGAGTGGGAAAAACTTAAGGCTGAAAAGACAGAGTTACTTGCTGATGCTATGCCACGTAAGATTATTACAGCAGTACGCAATAGACCAAAGGTTATGCACAAGAAGGATGGATCTCTATCATCTAACGGAGAGAAGTGGGTATCTCTATGTAAAGAACAGATGCTACCAATAACCACACAGTCACTAACAGTTAAGACAGGTGAAGAAAGAGCTAACCCTAATAGTACAGATCAAGTTAAGGATTGGTTGTTTTCTTTAGGTTGGCAACCACGTACATTTAAATATCTGACTGACAAGAAGACAGGGGACACGAGGAAATTAGAGCAAGTACGTAAGGATGCAGAGTTATGTAAATCAGTAAAGGTACTAGCAGAACAAGAACCTGCTATCAAACTACTCGAAGGTCTATCTGTTTTGTCGCATCGTATAGGTGTTATAAAGAGTATGGTTAACTTACAAGTAGATGGTTACGTACAAGCTAACATAGCAGGTCTTACTAACACTCTTAGGTTTAAACATGCCAAGCCTCTCGTTAACTTACCTGCTGTAGATAAGCCGTATGGTAAAGAGATAAGAGGTTGTTTGATTTGTCCAGATGGTTACACATTATGTGGTGCTGACATGACCTCACTAGAGGATACAACTAAACGTCACTACATGAAACCTCTAGACCCTGACTACGTAGAAGAGATGTCTAAAGAAGGCTTTGATCCACACTTAGACTTAGCTAAACACGCAGGTGTAATTACACAAGAAGATATAGATAAGCATAACAGTGGGGAAAGATCTTTAACACCCCTACGTAAGAATTACAAAGTAGTTAACTACAGTGCTACTTATGGTGTTGGTGCTTCTACTCTATCTCGTAACACTGGGATGCCCACTAAGGACGCAAAGAAGCTCCTAGAAGCCTTCTGGTCACGTAACTGGTCAGTCTATAAGGTAGCTAGTACAGCCCGTACAAGGGACTTATTTGGCTCTACATGGCTGTACAACCCTGTATCGGAATTCTGGTACAGTCTTAGGAGTGACAAGGATCGTTTCTCTACATTAAATCAAGGAACAGGAGTATTTTGCTTTGACAGTTGGGTATCTTTATGTCGTCGCTACGGAATTAAAACCATCGGCCAATTCCACGATGAAATCATCGCACTCGTACAAGAAGGAGAAGAAGAGCAAACTAAGGCTACAATGGAGCAAGCTATTGAAAACCTTAACCAAAAGCTAGAACTTAACGTACCACTAGGTGTAGATGCACAGTTTGGTAAGAGCTACGCAGATATACACTAAATTTATTTTTTACGTTGCCTTGACTTTCGTGAAAAAAGGGCATTATATATAAGTACCAACAGCCGAAAGGAACTCGACATGGCTAAATACACAATGAATATGATACTTGAATACGCTAAAGTATTTCCAGAAAACGCAGACATGGGTAGTCCAGATGGACCTCGTGCCGCACAAGCAGTACATCAGAATGGTGGACAGTTTATTACTAACGCTTACTTTACTGATGAAGAACAAATACAATTCTTAGAAGCGGAAGGTTTAGACCTGCACCCTATGAATAGTGACCGCATACGACAAGGTAATGCAGATCTAGGAATAGGTAAGTACATGAAGGTCAAGCGTAAGGTTTCTGATGTAAAGAACTTTACAGACCGTAATGGTGAACCTGTTACGATTGATTATGGTGGCGCACCTAAAGTTGTTAACTTAACTGAAGGAAGAGAAAATAAGAGACTATGGAGCTTCTCTGAAGATGGTGCTTTAGGTAATGGCACTAAAGCTAAAGTTCAGTTTGAGGTTTATGCTCAAGGTGCAGGTGTTCGTCTACTTAACGTAGGTGTTACAGATCACGTACCATATGAAGATAACGCAGTGTCAGAAGATGACGAACTATTTAACGTCTAGGAGTGGAAAATGAGAGTAAGTGTTAATGCATACATGGAAAAAGATGATGATGGTTACAGCGGAATTGTTGATATGAGTAGGGACGATATTACAGAAGCCCAACAATTAGCTCAATTCTTTGCTGATGCCGCCCATGCCTTTGGTTTCACATATGTTAAGTCTGTAGGTTTTGAATGTGAAGATGGTGAAATGATGTGGGGTGACACTTA